ACAGCATACCAAGGAGTTGGAGCTATATATGGAATTCGCATAACCACACTAGTTTTGCGACAATCAACTTCTAAATGTGGATGTTGAATTTTTTGAATCAACACTTCATTTTTGAAGTTATTATAACCAGGATTTATGGCTACAAAATTCGAATAATTAGGCAAATAATGCAATAACAATTTTCCTTGATGAAAAGGCGTTGCATTTATTTGAACTTTTATTAAAAAATCTCCCCTAATTAAATTAAAACCTCGAATCTTATCAGCCCACATGGTAACAGAACTTAAATAACTAGCTATATTACCACTAGCTAAATTCTGGTTAATGGCAGCACCAGCTGCCCAAGTTCCATTAGCTATAAGAACAGGTCTCAACAAAAATGATTTAATATCATCAAATTTCTCAACATATGTACTTAGCTCATTAGTAGAACGTGAACTAGTACCTTCTTCAGTAACCGCGGCTTCATAAAAAGTTGTTACAGCTTTTTCTTCAACGGAAACAGCAGATTCAAAATCAGTTTTGACGGTATTATCCATCTGAGACTGACTTACATTGTCTTTACTAAAATCCGAAGCCTTGACAACAGGCTCCGAATTTACTTTATAACGCAAAGCTAACGGTGCATTTTGATCTCTAGAGCACTTACTATCTATAGATGTACTACAAACGTAACTTTTCAAGTCAGGAGGAACGCTAACCTCACTAACAGAGGACACACTGTCCATGGTAGATCTAGTGTTATAACCTAGATCAAAATCAAAAACACACTCAGTTTCTACCACTTTAAATTCTGATTTTGATCGCATTTTTTGACTTTCAAGAGAAGTTTTTCCAATTATAAAGCTAATATCAATTCCTTCATAATTATCACTCTCAAGAAAATCATAAAAACTATATTTGTACTCAGATAACGTAAGAACATGATTCTGAGCACACTCATAATCGGTAAATTTTGGATATATGCCATATGCTTTCTTACAAGCAGGAGCATATCTCTTAACAACAGAATCAAATTCTGCTTTAGAATACAAAGACATTTCCAAAAATACCGATTCCATCTTTTCAACTTCAATTAAAGGATCATATATTCCTTTGATCCACTGAACTCTTTCCAAGATGGAATATTTTCTCAAAGGTGCAATAAAACGCACCCTACCATGTTTCTTAAGCGGTACAAAACCCCTACCTAAGAAACTTCCTTCCGTTATCAAACGGAAGTCAGGTATATCTCCCCCTAACTTTAACTCATCAGTAATGTCAAGATTTAAATATCTTAAAGCAACATCCTTAATTGTATTAAAGTTAACACCAGGGAGAAGATCCTTCTTAATTGAAGCAACAACATCATCACCTAAAACCATAGTTTTTAAAGCTTGGTCTACAGGATTTGATGGTAAACTAGTCAGCTTCCAAGGATCAATATGTTTATGTTCTAACCAAGCAAATATAGCAGTAGTATAAACATAACATATATTAACATTAGAATTCAAAATAGCGGTTAAAAAATTACCAGAAGTATTTCCTTGCCTCCAACAATAGAACACTAATTTTCCATCTTTAACCGTCACATGTATACTATCAATAATATCTTCAAAGAGCAAATATCTTGCCCTTGAATTAATACTTCCCTTATCCCCATAATACATATCCATCAAAATAACCACGCACTTCATAAAAATGCGCATTTGACGTTTATCAAATTTAGCATGATCAAGGAAAATACAATCAGGTGAATTATTAACTAAAGAAGTTGCTATAGCAGTCCACTCATCACTAAGTGGATTAACACCTATAGCAATACCATTAGAAATACGATTCTCGTATATCCAACCTGCAAAAGCACCCATATATCGTTTACACAACAACAAATGGATCATATCATTCGTACAAAACAAACGAGAATCTGCTCTTGCAACTTTCTCTTTCTTTAATAATTCATCCTTAATATTATCAATATTAACACCATAAATACGCTCACCATTAATTAATTTATTTTCATAATAATCAAATAACCGCTTAATATAATTATATGCCTGATCAGTCAATACACCATCTGAATTTAACATC